GTGAGCGAGCGCTCGAAGTCGAGCGTGGCCTTGGCCTGCTCGGCGATGAGGTCCACGCCGCCCGCGACGCCAGCCACGCCGAGCCCAGTGGTGAGCGCGCGCCCGAAGCCCTTCGCGAGCCCGCCCAAGCCGCGCCCGAAGCCCTTGCCGAGGCCCTTACCAAATGAGCCCCAGCGCTTCTGCATGTCCTTGAGCTGCGCGGCGAACGTCCGATCGTTCGCGGACAGCTCGATGCGGGCTTGCTTGGTGCGGGCCATCTACCGTGGTCGTCGTCGCCGGACGATCCTCTTGGTGGTTACTCGCCTGCCGCTGCCGCTCGGTGGACGCCGGTCTCCTCGGTCTCGATCGGCAAGGGCGCTCGCTCGTCGGAACCAGAAGTCGAGGAGCTCAAGCTCAGTGAGGTCGCATGCCGGTCGACCAAAGAAAGCAGCCAGCTCCTGGGCCAGCCGGACACGAGTACCCTCCAGTGGGTCTCGGCCTTTTTTTTTGCGGCCTCGAGGAACTCCTCGAGCAGCTCCGAGGGCAGTTCCTCCGGGCGCGGATCGAGCGCCTGGCGCGCGTCGGTGTACAGGGCGCCGAGCGCATGCAGCTCGTCGGTGGTGATCGCCCCCTCGAGATCGTCGGCGGACGCGAACAGGCGCGCCGCGTCCGGGCGGTCGGTCTCATACAGCGCGCGAGCTAGCGTCTGCTTGGTGACGTGGAACCCGATGAGGTCGAGGTGGTTCGGGCCCGGCTTGCCGTCGTCGATGCCGATCGCGCGCACGGCCTCGAGCGCCGCCACCTCGGACTCGGCCTGCTCGGCGGCCGACAGCACCTGGATCGCGATCTCGATGTCGGTGCCCGGGAAGCGCACCTTGCGGCGCAGCGTGCGCGCCGCGCGCAGCCGCGCCGCGAGCCCGTCCGGCGCGAGTGCCGCGCGCCCAGACTCCGCCTGCTGGGCGGCGCGACTCGCGATCTGTTCTCGCTTCGACACGACGAGCGGCTCAGCTCTCGGGGAAGTGGTCCAGGGCCATGATCGACACCTTCAAGGTGGTGTCGCCGTCGGCGTTCCCGCTCTTGGAGATGTCGTTGATGCGGCAGTCGCGCAGCTGGAAGCGCTGACCGGCCTCGCCGTCGTCGTACGTGATCCGGAAGACCACGCGCGAACGGCGGAGCTTGTACCAGTCGACCGGCGGCGGCACGACCATGAGCACCGTGAGGTCCGCGCCGATCTCGGGGACGCCCTCGGTGAAGCCGCGCGCCTTGCGCTGCTTGTTCATGGTCTTGCGCGCCTTGAGGTCCACCGACTCCTTGATCTCGATGTCCTCGATGACGTCGTCCAGCCGGACCGAGCCCGTGCCGGGGATGTCGATCTGGCAGAAGATGCGGTCTACGATCTGATCGGCCATCGCTCGGCTCCTTTACGCAGCCGCCGCTGCCAGCGGTGCCTCGACGAAGAGGCGGAAGGTCGAGTCGAGCTGGTGACAGTTGGGCACCACCGACTCTGGGATCTCGGCGACCTTGCGGGTCGGGGCTTCCGGGTGCGAGTAGACCTGCACCTCGGCGAGGTGGGCCTCGACGTTGTGCAGGTCGCGCACCTCCTGCCCCTTGAGCAGGATCTCGATGGCCGCGGAGCGCAGATCCTTGTCGAGGTCGGCGTCGGCGCCGCGCTCGGGGTCGGACATGATCCGCGCCATCGCGATGTCGATCTGCTTGGCGTAGTACGCCTGGGTCTTGGAGACCGCCAGGTCGCGCAGGGGCTCGAAGGGCAGCGAGTTCTCGGTCGCCTTCGTGGTGACGAGCCGGACGATCTTGACGCCGCCGGTCGGCGTGAGCTGCAGCGCCGTGACGCCGCCGAGGATCGCGGCCTCCAGCTCGCTCGAGATGTAGTTGTCGGCGTCGGCGCAGGGCGGTACCGGGAGCTCGATGTTGTCCCAGTTGCAGTTGGGCTTGCTCTTGGTCTGCACCATCGCCGCGACCGCCGTGGCGTACTCGCCGGGCAGGCCCCAGCCGCCCTCGAACGAGACGATCACCAGCTCCTTGCGGTTGGCGTCGGTGTCGTCGGCCAGGCCGGTCGCCGTCGACAGCGTGCCGGTCTCGCCGAGAAAGACGTGCCGATACTTCTTCACATCGGGCGCCCACGCCTCGTCGAGATGCGCGCCGACGTCGACGACATCCGCCGCGGCGTGGTTCGCCAGGGCGATCGCGCCGTACTCACGCGCGAGCAGGGCAGCGAGCCCATCCTCATAGTCCGCGACGCCGGCGCCGGAGACGCCGTTGGCCACCACGACCGTGGTCCCGGCCACCGGCTGCCCCACCGCCTCGACGACCAGGTCGTCGCCGTTGACGCTCTTGTGGCGGTAGGACAGCGTCGCCACACCGGCGGCCACCGCGCAGGTGACCGGCAGCTCATAGGCGCGCCGGTCGCACACCGCCTTGAAGGCAGCCGCGATCGTCGTCGCGCTGTCCTCGTCGGCGACCAGCACGCGGATCTCGCGGCCGGCGATGCGCACGATCTCCTCGCCGCCCGCCGACGCCGGCCCGGTGAAGGTCACCGTCACGGTGCGCTTGGTGCCACCGGACGGCGCCTCGACCGGAACCAGCCAGAGCGGCGGCGCCGAGCCCCGGACGGGCGCGCCGGCCGCCTTGCGGAAGGTCCTGAACGCCGCGCGCGCGAGCAGCGCGAGCTCCGACCCGGTGCCGGCCGCCAGGTCGGCCTCCGCCTCGTTGCCCACCTGGATCGGGGTGTCGAAGGACGCGACGCCGTCACCCATGGCGATGATCGCCATGCTGCGGTCGAGCGCCGCCAGCTGGCCGCGCGCGCCGGAGGTGTCGTCGAAGTAGTTGAACGTCCCTGGACGGCGGACATCGAGCGGCAGATTGCCGGGCATGGGTCACTCCCCTCCTTCGTCGAACGGGGTCGGGATCGGGTGCAGCGGCGGCGGGCGCCGGCTCGGTTCGGCGGCAGGCTCCTCGACGATCTCGACGAGGTCGCCGGCGGCGAGCCGCTTGCGGATGAAGTGGTTGTAGATGACCTCGACCGGCGTCTCGGGCGAGAACACCCGGAGGCCGCTGTCGATGGCTGTGTTGCTCGGGATCGGCATCCCCGTCCGCCCGGGCGCCGCGCGTACCGTGGTTCGCTTCTTACGCATCGGCCACCGTGATCGCGACGATGTCCGGGTTGGCGGTGTCGCCGTTCTCGACGAAGTGCCGCTCCTCGACGCTGGTGAACGGCCCCACCGGGGTCTTCTCGGCGACGACCTGGAAGCGCATCTCCCAGAGGGAGCGCCACACGGTGAAGTCCTGGCCACCGGGGATGACCTCACTGTCGTCCTGGTGCGCGAGATCGCGCTGCCCCGCGATCAGCTTGTCGCCGTCGACGAGCAGCCGGCGCGCGTCCCAGAGCATCTGGTAGACGCCCGGATCGGTGGTCGGGTCCTCCTCGGTGCGCTCGGTGCCGTAGAGCTGGGCGGTGAGCGAGCCCCAGTGCTGCGACACGAAGACCATCTCGATCCGGATCGTCTCCTCGGCGCGCCGACGATCGATGGTCTTGTACGTCGTGGTCGACGCCCCCGGCGCGATGAGGATGGCCGGCACGCGACCGAGCAGGGCGCGCTTCAGGTCGTCGATCCCCTGCTTGCCGGTCAACTCGCCGTTGTACAGGTCGAGCGCGCGCAGGTATCTGCCAGCCTCGATCGTGAGCGGAGCGAGCCGCGCGACGATGGCCTGGGCGATCAGGATGCGCGGCGCTGTGCTCATCCCTGGTCCCACCCCTGGATGACGAAGCCCTCGATGCGCTCGCGCGCCAGCTCGAGGAAGTCGTCGGCGAAGGCCACGAAGGGGCGAGCCGGGATCACCGAGCTGTGCCCGACCACGCCGCCCTCGTTGTGCACCCCGGACCAGCGGACGGCGGAGGCGGCGGCCAGCGTCGCGCCGCGCGCGCCGGTGCGCACGCTGGTGGGTAGGGTGCCCAGGGTGCCGGCCATCCTGGTGCGGGTCTCGCGCAGCGGGCCGACCATGCGGCGCCGGCGGCGCTCGCGCGTCACCTTGAACGACGCCCGCTTCTCGGCGCGCCGCCGCGTGCTGGGCGCGCGAGCGGGCCACGCCTGCTTGGTCTCGGGGTCCTGCTCTCGATCGGCCGCCAGCTGCAGGCTCGCCGCGAGCGGCTTGCGCAGCTGGCGGAAGACAGTGCGCAGCTCGCGCCGACGACGCTCCATGAGCAGCAGGCCGCGCGTGACGCCGCCGTCGTGGAACTTCACCCGGAAGAAGGCAGGACCCGTCACGAAAATCCCTCCAGCTTCTTGCGCGAGACCGCCTTGCTGGTCGGGCGCTCGCTCTGCCGATCGACGACCAGGGACGACTTGGTCAGCGGCGCGGCGGTGCCGAAGGTGATCTGCCCGGTCGCGATGTCGCGCAGCGCCTTCGCGCGCTCCTCGTGCGCCATCTGGTCGTAGTCGGTGACCATGTCCTTGCGGCGCTTGAGGATGAAGATGGCCTCCTCGGCGGCGAGCTGCGCGACCGAGGCAGGGACGATCTCGTCGGCCAGCGGGACGGCGAAGCGCTTGCCGAGCTCCGCGTCCATCCACACCTGCGCAGCGATGAGCGCGGCCTCGACCGCCTCGTCGTTGTCCTCGGTCAGCTGCCGGAAGCGCTCCGCGCCGCCGGCGGCCAACTCGAGAGCGGATGTGGTCGCGTAGGGCATCAGCGCTCTTCTTCGTGACCCTCGCTGTCGTCGTCACCTGCGGCGCCGGCGCGAATCGCCTCGATCAGCTCCGCCTTGTGCAGCTTGCCGACGTCGTGAAGCCCGGCCTCGCGCGCTGCGCTGCGCAGCTGCGGCACCGTCATCGCCTCGAGCCCGTCACCGACCTCGTGATCGGTCTGCTCGATCTCGAGCACGTCGTCGCCCTGCAGCTTCTTGAGCTGCTCGGCGCTCACGTCGTGCGTCGACCAGTCTCGACCGAAGTCGATGCCAGCTCGCCGGTGTTCCAGCACGCCTGGCCTATTGCGAACACGTACCCTCATCGGAACTCCCTCCGGTCATCGCGTAGGGGCGGCGGGACTTCACTCGGGCGTTCCCGCCGCCCTGCGTGCCCGAGCACGCTTTCTAAGCCCGTCGATTAGCCGTCGGAACCGAAGACGGTCTGCCAGAGCCCGTAGCCGACGCCGAAGGTGGCGTCCGCGCCGAACTCGAAGCTCTTCTTGGAGAAGAAGAGGTCGTTGCCGTTCTCGCGGAACGTCGGGTCGCGGCGGATCTGCAGGATGACCGGCATCGCGCCCTGCGTGGTGTCGATCAGGAACCACTCGTTGCCGGTGATGTACTTGGACATGATCGGCTGGACGAGCCCGAAGTTTGGGTTGGTCGCGCCGCCCGAGAGGAACGGCGTCTGCAGCACCTTGCGGACGTTGTTCCAGATCGCCGGACCGTGCAGCAGGGCCGTCGGCCGGATGCCGAGCGGCTTGCCGTTCTTGTCCTTGAACTCGAGCATCGCCGTGTATCCGGTGACCAGCGCCGCGCCGGCGTCGTCGAAGGCGTCGGAGGACACGTTGTCCTGCGAGTCGTCGCTCGACGTCTCCGCCTTGTGGTCGGTGTCGAACAGATACTGGCCATCGTAGGTGAGCCCACGAGTGCCAGCGAACCCGTCCAGGTAGAAGCCGATGACCTCTTCCTCCATCGCGTCCAGGCCCTTCTGGGCCAGGTCGCGGATGCGCGGCGCCACGATGCCGAGCTTGTCGTCGTCCAGGTCGTCTCGCTCGACCTCGATGCCGTTGGCCCAGTCCTCGTTCTCGATGATCTGGCTCTGCGCGCGCAGCTTCGCGATCTCGCGCTCGCCGACCCACTTCTTCATCGTCGGCACGGCGCCGAGCCACTTGTACTTCATCAGCGGCGCGTCCATGCGGATCACGGTGGAGACCTGCTCGGCGACGCGCGGAGCTTCCGCCAGCGCGTTGTTGAACAGGGTGTTGAGGTCGAAGTAGACGTCCGAGAACTTCGCTCGGTCGAGGATGCCGTTGCCCATGATCAGCTCGCCCCCGAGATGGTGGTGTAGGTGGTGGCGAAGGTGGCGACCCAGACGCCGCGCCCGTCGCTGTCCAGCTCCTCGGCGATGCCAGCCACGACGTTCTGCGCCGCGCCGGTCGCCTGCGTGACCGTGTGGTCGTCCTTTACGTAGACCGGCCGGCCCATGTCGGCCTGGATGACGTCGTTGGTCGCGGCGTCGTTGTCCCAGAGGAACACGCCCGTCGAGACCTCGACCGTCGCGCCGCCGTCGCCGCCGTTGGTGTTGTCGACGGCGTGCTCGGCGCGACCCTTGACGATCAGGTTGGCCGTGTCACTGGCCGGCACCGCGTAGCCGTTCGCGTCGACCGCGACCAGGGCGCCGGCGTAGATGATGGCGTCGTCCTTGACCTTGAGGACGATCTTCCGCTCCTTGTACCGATGGGGGGTGTCCCTGTCTGCGCTGAGCGCCATGGCTCACGCTCCCTTCTTCGCTGGAATGGAGCCGAGCCCCTGCCAGCGATCTGGGGCGTGCTCGTAGGACTTCTCGCTCAGGCCCAGCCGCGCCATGCGCGCGCGCCGCTCCTCGTCGAAGGCGATGACGCCGGTGCCGAGCGCCGGCGGCTGCTTGCTGTCCACCTGTCGCGGCGTGCCGCCCAGGTGGAAGATGCCGGCGGGGATCTCGCTGGCGGTCTTCTCGAACGCCTCGAGCCCCTGGCTCTTCGCGACGCCGCGCAGCCAGACCTCGGTCGCTGAGTCGGCCATCGCCAGCGCGCCCTTGGCCTTCAGCTCGCGGATGCGCTGCTCGACCTTCTCGTCGCGCACGCGCTCGCTCTCGACGGCGATCCGGCGCTGCTCTTCGGCGAGCTTCGCCTGCGTGGCCTCGAGACGTTCGCGCGCCGCCGCGCCCTCCGCCTCGCGTGACTCGACACGAGCCACGACCTCATCGTCGCTTGCGCCCTCGGCGAGCCCGAGCTTCGCCTTGAGCTCCTTGGTGAACCCCATCGGGGCCTCCTTGGCTGGCGCCGGGTTCACCGGCTGGTTGACGGCCGCCGTCCAGGCGGACCGAATCGCATCGATGCCCGTGCCGACCACGGCGGGCACGTTGACGCTCGAGGTCTCGACAAGCTCGGCGGCGGTGAACTCCCACTCGACGATCGTGCCGTCCTCCAGCTCGTCGCCCGGCCAGTGCTTCGGCCAGTCCTCGATCTCCTCGCCGCTGTGCGCGTAGACGATAGGCCCGGTCGGGCGCCAGCCGATCGAGAAGCGATCGATCGTGCCGTCGAGCGCACCCTGCACCGCCCACGGGGTGGTGAGGCGGATGCGCTGCACGATGCTGCGCACACCGCCGTCGCCCTTCTCGAGCTTGGACTCGACGATCGTCCCGCCGCGGTCGGCCTGGCTTCGCTGCGCGTGATCGCGCAGAAACGGGGTGCTCTTGCCACTCTTGGCCAGCGGCCCCATCGCGCCGTTGCGGAAGCGGATGAAGTTGCGGTTGGGCAGCTCGCCGGCCTTGGCGCCCTGCAGGAACATCGGCCCCTCGAGCTCCAGCTCGATGTGTTCGCCGGAGCGGCTGCGCTCGATGAGCGCCTTGCGCTCGCTCGCGTCGATCGCCTTGCCCTCGGCGGTAAAGAGGGCGAACGGCGCGAGGTGCGGCTCGCGCGCGTCGGCGACGAACGAGACCTGCGCGCGCTCACGGGGCATCGGGGCCCTCCCCGTCGTCGGCCGGCAGCTTCGCGCCGAGCGGCTTGGCCGCGTCCTCGTCCTTGGCTGGCAGGCGGAAGCCCAACTCGTCGCGCAGCTGCGACACGTCGAGCAGCGCGCCCATCTCGTTGACCAGCCGGCTGGCGACCTTGGTCAGGGTGTCGGGGTCCAGTTCGTGGACCACCCGGATCTTCAGGCGCGGCGGCTTGGCGCCCTCCATCCCGTTGAAGCGCACGAACGGCAGGGACACGTGGCGACGAAAGACCGCCTCGAGCCGGCGCGCGTCGGCACCCTCCAGCGTGAAGGCACGATCCTGGTGCACGCGACCGAGCGCGAAGGAGCCCGGTCCGCCGGTCTCGGTGTTCAGCGTCGCGCCGTTGACCAGCTTGGACATCTCCGCGTTGCACAGCTCGATGATCGCGGGGTGCACCGCCTGCGCGTCGCCGCCGGCCTGCGGGGTGTTCTCGATGACGATCTTGGTCGCCGCGGAGAGCACCGCCTGGCCACCCTCGCCGATGTCCTCGACGGCCGTCTCGAGCGCCGCGCGCGCCTCGGCGCCGGCGTTCTCCTCGTACACGCCGATCACGTGAGGGATGCCGAACTTCTCGGCGAAGATGACCCAGTCGCGCACCGACATGCGCTTGAACAGCGACCACCAGGTGGCCGTGCGCAGCAGCGCCGAGCGCGCCAGCAGCGCGCCGCGCCGGCGCGACACCACCCACTTGCCGGCCTGCAGCTCCTCGCCACCAGCCAGCCCGAAGAAGAGCGCCCCGGTGCCCGGCCGGACCTGGAACTGGGAGCGCTCGTTGAGCAGGACGAGCTCCTGCTCGGGCGTCACCCCGAAGCGGCGATGCGGCACCGAGATGAAGCACGCCGGCACCACGCGGCCGTCGCGCACCTGCCAGTCGATCTCGGAGGCCGAGAAGCCCTTGAAGGTCGCCTCGAGCTGGTGCTCGAAGAACTCGACCATGTCCAGGTCGTCGGCGCCGAGCGCCTCGCGCAGCGCGGTCGCCGCGTCGAGATCCGCCGGGCTGTCGCCGCCGGGCTGGATCATCCACTCCTTGCCGGCGATCGCGGTGATGCGACCCTCGACCAGCGAGCGCAGATGCCCGTCCGACTCCACGATGTCGTCGAACAGATCGCACTGACCAGTGAGGAAGCCGGCTTCGGCGCCCCGGAAGATCCGCACGACGCGCTCGGGCTTGAGCCCGGTGCCAGGGTGGGAGGCCCAGCCATCGTAGGCGGGCCAGGGCTTTGTCTGCTGAACCCCCGGCGCGCGTTCAGGTAGGGCGCGCGGTGGGACCAGACGCAGGACGCTGGGCGTCCCGGCTGCCTCGTTCGCTGCGGTCCCCGCGCTCACCTGTTCGAACCAGTGCCCGATCTGGCGCAAGTCCCGCAAGCGATTCACGCTGCGCACCAGCGTTTCGCGTCCGCGTCAAGCTCAGTTGCGCCGCAGACGGCGTTTCGTTACCGTGTGGAGACATGGCCGACCCCATCGATCCCCTCATGACCGTGAAGAATCTGGCGCGGCGAGAAGGTGTGACCGAGCGGCACGTGCGCCGGATGATCGAGCGCGGGCTCCCGGCCTACAAGGCTGTGGGCGTCCGGATCCGGCTCAGCGAATACGAGCGCTGGCTCGCCGCTCATCGCCGACGCCGATGATCATCGCGTCGATCGCGACGCTGGCATCGCGTCGTCACCTGCTCGAGCAGGTCGTGGCGTCGCTGCTGCCGCAAGTCGACCGCCTCAACGTCTACCTCAACGGGTATCTGCGCGTGCCCCCCTTCCTGCTACACGAGAAGGTGGCGCACCCGATCCTCTCGCGCGACGCTGGCTGGCGCGGCCCCGAGGCCAAATGGTGGTTCGTCGACGCGGAGAGCTTCGCGATGCCGCCGACGCCATCACCGACGGACGTCCACCTGACATGTGACGACGACATCCTGTACCCCGCCGACTACGTCGAGCGCATGGTCGACGCGCTGCGCCGGCGCCCCGGGTCCGTCGCATGCGTGCACGGTTCGATCCTGCGCCTGCCGTTTCTGGACTACACGTCCTCGCGCGTCTCGTTCCGATTCGGCGAGGCGCTCGCCGAGGACACGCGCGTGCACGTCGCCGGCAGCGGAACGATCGCCTATCAGCTGGGCACGCTGCCGGTTGCCGTCGCGCGCGACTTCCGCTGGCCGCGCATGGTCGACCCGGAGCTCGCGGTGCTCGCGAAGGAGCGCGGTGTGGAGTGCTGGGCGATCGCGCGAGCGCACGGCTGGCTCAAGTACATGCGCCCGCCGGCGGGGACCACCATCTACGAAACGCGCAGCGCCGCCGGCAACCACCTCGCCGAGACGGAGCTCGTGCGCGAGAACGGGCCCTGGCCGGCGCTGCCGGTACCGAACGGGGCGCGCGGTCACGTCGTCTCTCGTGCGTCGCGCGGCCGGAAATAAAGGGCCGCCCCGTCCTGAAAGTCAAGCCCCAGCGCGAGGACACGCCCCCCCTAGCCGTGTCCTCGGCATACTACTCGAGCGCCTGGCCGATGATGAAGAGGACGAGCCCGATCCCCGCGATCGGGAGCCCTGCGCTCGGCGACGCTGCGAAGGCCGCCAGCACCCCGACAAGCACCGCGCCGGCGCCCGCCGCGCGCCACTTCCGCCCCGCCTTCACGATCCTGACCTCTCGCTCCATGTGACTCTCACCCCCGTCCAGGCCGATCAGTCTACAGCAGTACTCGGGGGTCGTCAGCTGCCCAATAGCGCCCAGCCACGCCACAGAGCGCACATCCCGTGATGCTTCTGTCCGTCGATTCACGAAAGATGTCCGCCAGTCGTCTGATCGGGACCCCCTCAATCGCCATGACGTGCCCACAACTCAGCCTCAGCCGTACCTCGTACATCCCAGCCGCCATCGCGCGCAGCTTTGGCCACGTCGGCTTCTCGTGTAGCGCGCGAAGCGCCTTCCTTTGCTCGCGCTCGAGGCGGACGCATTCCCGGGCCTCCTCCAGTCGCTCTCGGCGCCGTCGCTCAGTGGCCGCTCGACGACTCTCATCCCGAGACTGCCGCTCGCGGGCGGCATCCCCCTCCTCGTCAGTCCTCCACTCAGCCAGCCACAGCCGCCGCCCCCGAGATTCCCACCATGACTCGTACTCTGCGCATCGCCACGCCACGTCGGGCACGTCGGCTCCGTGCCAATCGATGGCGTCGCTCATGGCCACCGCATCCCTCTCCGACATCCCGCGCAGCGCGCTCGCTGCCCTGGGTCGGCAGTTGTCCTCGTCGCCCGGCATGCTCAAGAGATCGAGTGTCTCCACCGTGGACAACCCCCTCTGACGCCATCGCGCTACCTGTGCCCTCGCCAGATACAGGTGGAAGCGACACCGATGGCACAGCCACCCATGCCCCGGGCGCAGTGCGCTGTATCGTAGTCGCGCCTCATATCGCCTGCACGCCGGGCCTCTCATCTGCCGACGGATCTCGTGGTCGTGAGCTGCCGGATCAGCTTCCTCGCCGCGCGCACCACCAGGACGTCGTCGCGCCCACGTGCCAGCCGGCTGAGCCCCGCCCAGGCGACGTCGAGCTGCATGCGCAGGTGGGCGATGACGACGTCCTTCCGCGCGCAGGCGTCGCAGGGTTTCATGCGTCCTCTCTCGGCTCGCACCAGTGATCGGGCTCGTCGTCGAGCGGGTCGAGATACTCCGCGCCGCAGTCGACGCAGGTGAACATCAGGCGCTTCGGCGCCGTCTCGGGCACGGCGAGGAGCGCCCGCTCGAACACGGCTGCCGCGTCGCGGTAGACGTCGGCGAGCACCGTCGCGGGCTCGAGCATCGTGCCCTTCGTGTAGACGCTGCGCGCGCGGCGCTCGAGGTTGCGCATCTCGTCGATCCGGTGCCGGAGCGAGTTGCGCAGCCATGCGGCTTGCGTGTGCGTCAAGGCGGGCTCTCCCCGAGCGCGGCGTCGATGGTGGCAACGAAGGCGTCGCGGTGCGCCTGCAGCCAGTCGCGATACAGCGACCGGCGCTCCTCGTTCGGCGGCTGCGACGACGCCATCTCCAGCGGCACGCTCTTGCCCGGCGCCATGATGCCTGTGTCGCGATAGAAGCGACGCGCCAGCTCGTCGACGACCGCCGTGGCGTCGGGATCGACGAACGGTCGCACCTCGCGCAGTAGATCCCGCAGCATCATCGCCTGCGTCCCGAGATCGATCACGCCGCCCTCGCCGGCTCGAAGTCGTTCGCACTCGGCCTCGGCAGCGTCAGCGCGCGCCCGCTGCCTCGCGCGCTCCTCCACCCGGATGTCGATGTCGCGCTGCCAGTCCTCGTGCAGCAGTCGGATCTCGGCGAGGGTCCGCGCCAGACACTCGGCAAGAGAGTCCACCGCGTCGTGCGTTCGTTGACTCCACGCCTCGCCGTCGTCGGGCCATTCGCCAGCGTCATAGCCGCGGAGCAACTGGAGCGCTTGTGCCCCGTCGCCTGCTGTCCAGCGTGAGGTCACGGGAACCTCGCGCGCTCTTCGCGATCGCGGTCGAGACGCCAGCGACCTCGCCAGAAGAACAGCGGCTCGCAGCACGCTGGACACTGACGCTCCCTGTTGAACGACGGGGGCAGCGATACCCACTCGCCGCAGCCCGGACAGGTCCGGCTCACGGCAGCCCTCCGATGCGCTCTTCGATCTCGGGCGCCAGGCGACGCGTACCAGCCTCAGCCAGCGAGCAGCTGCGTTCCTGGTGCCCCCGACCGCCGCACCAGTCGCAGTGCCAGATCGCTCCGCTCGGGCTCGGGCCCAGGCCGCGCCGCAGGTCGCGTTGACGCAGGCGGTGAGCCTCCTGGCAGCCAGCACACTGGCGCGCGCCGTCGTCGGGCGGGCGCAGCCCGCAGGTGGGGCATAACCCGGCTGCGATGAGCCTGGCGCGCCGCTCCCTCGCGTAGAGTCTCTTCCGCTCGCGCTCGTCCTGGGGCATCGACACCTTCACCTCCGTTCACATCCTGTGCACAGCGGCCGCGCGGCGCGGACATTCCTCCGTGATTCCGCCGTCAACGACCTGCAACACGGGGCCTGAAAATCCGCGTGTCGTTGGTTCGATTCCGACCCTGGGCACCCGTTTTCGAGCACCTAGAGCCACTTTCGACGTGTCCCGCGTCTCTGTGGAGGACCGCTTACCCCCCCTGGCGTTCACAACTGGTGCACAGTCGGAATCCCCACGACGCGAGGTCGATCGCTTTCTCGCTTTCCGACCGGCGCGCGCCGGCGGCGCCGGCGGCAGCATCGCCACCGCGTCGCGGTAGGTGCGCTCGTCCAGCCGCCCGTAGACCAGCTCGACCATCCTGGTGGAGCTGTGCCCGAGCAGGTGCGCCACCGCCAGCGAGTCGACCCCGGCCTGCTTGAGCCAGGAGGCGAACGTGCGACGCAGGTCGTTGGGCGACAGCCGCGGCGCGCCGGCGATGGAGATCTTGCCGCGCATCCAGCCGGCCGGCGGCTTGAACCCCACCACCTTCCACCAGGCCGCGCAGATGTCGCGCCGCGCGTTCGTCCACGCCTCGACGACCTGGCCGGCGTCCTGGCGCGCGCGGCGCAGCCAGGGCAGAAGCGGCGCCGGGATCGGCACCGTGCGGTCCGCGTCGACCGTCTTGGTCCCGCGGATGTGGGCGAGGCGGCGCCGCAGGTCGATGTCCTCCCAGCGGAGCCGGTCGACCAGCTCGCTGTACCGCGGCCCGAGGTAGGTCGCGACCATGAGCCAGAGCCGGCGCTTCACCGGAAGCTCGGCGAGCAGGCGCGCAAACTGTTTCGCGGTGAGGAACCGCTTGCGCGGTACGTAGCGCACCGGCAGCCGGGGGACCACACCCTCGATGCCCTGCTCGCGCAGCGCCAGGCGCAGCACGAGGAGCTCCTTGGCGACGGTCGACTCCGAGACTCGGCTCTCCAGACGCCTTGCCCGGTACCCGAGCACGAGTGCGCGGTCGATGCTGCCGAGTGGGCGCTCGGCGCCGAGCAGCTCAGCCAGCCAGCGCGCCTTCTGCTGATAGCAGCGCACGGTGCCGTCGGGGCGCCCCGCGTAGACCGTGTCGACCAGGTACGTCAACGCTTCTCCGAGGGGCGTGGCGTTCGCGATCGAATCGGGCGTAGCCAGCTCGCGCGCGCGGAGCCTCTGCCGGGCGACTTCGCGGTCGCCCGTGGCCAGCGACTCGCGGTGCTTCTCGCCGAGCGCGTCGCGCCAGTAGCCCCACCAGACCTCTCCGCGCCGGTAGAGAGAGCCCATCGCTCAACATCCGCCAGCCGCTCGACGATGAGCCGCTCGAGAGCTTCCTCGGGGACGCGAACCGTGCGGCGCGCCCACAGCGCCGGCAGCTCGCCGTCGCGGATCATGCGGTAGACGGTCTTCGCCGAGATCGCCAGCCGCTCGGCCACCTGCGCTGCGGTGAGGTACCGCGCGCTCACGAACTCGCTCCATCGTCGTGCTCCTCGACTCGCTCCTCAAAGGCCCCGAGGCAGCGCGCAGGAGCGTACGCGCCCAGCTGGTGGATCAGACCTGCTGTTGCCTCGGTGCGAGGCATACTACGGTTTCGCCCTGTCGTGGTGCCCGTTCCCCGGGCGTGCCCCGACGGTGACCTCGAGCGCGAGCAGCGTCTCGCCCAGACTGGCGAGGAGCTTGCCCTGGCTCTCGTGCGCCAGACGCGCCTGCTCGAGCAGGACGCGCGCATGCAGCGGGTCGATGCAGCGAGTTGCGATGATCGCGCCGAGTAGCGCAGCGGTGCCGCACAGCGCGATCGATGCCGCCTGGCGCACGCCGGTCTCCTCGTTCTGCCCGTCGACGGTGTCGAGGAAGTCGTCGATAGCACGCTGCCAGCGCTCGGGGTGTACCGACTGAAGAAGGCGATCATCCCCCATGACGGCCCGCCCACCGGTTGCCGTTGATGCGCGCCGAGCGCGACGGCGTTTCCGGGCCATCCCAGTGATACGAGCTGCCGCGCACCGGGGCCTCCCGGCACTCGCTGCACATCCAGTACTGCCGCCCGTCCAGCTCGTGAAGCTCGAGATCGTCGCGCTCGCGGGTGCAGTGCTGGCAGTACCCCGTGCGCAGCGGGAGATGGAACAGGTGGGCTCGCACGCACCGATGGGCGTCGTACCAGCCGAGCGCCACCCTCGGTTGAAGCGGCCCTCGCGTGTGCGGGGAGCGGCAGGTTGGGCAGGCGATCATGCCCCCAGCTCCTTGCGCGCCGCCGCGCACAGCTCGCGAAGGCGCAGCTTGTCGTCGCCGTTGGGCAGGCCCTCCACGCGCGAGATCACCGACGCGAGATCGCCCGGGTGCTCCTTGATGCGCTCCAACTCATCCTCCAGACGCATCACCTCGAGGTCGACCGGATCGATCTCGCTGACCTCGCTCGGCTTCGGCGCGGCCGGGGCCGGCGGCGGCGCGGCGGCCGGCGGCAACGGCTCCGTCTCCGCCTGCTTGCGCGCCTTGCGCAGCTGCTCCTTGACGCCCTGCGTCCCGCGCGCGGGCGGCGGCTGCGTTGTCGTGCCCTCGGGTAGGGCGGGAGCGCTCTCTCCCTCGGTGGGCAGCGGCTCCATCTCGGGCAGCTCGCCGTCGACGTCGATCACGTCCTTGTAGGTGCGCAGGTCGCCACCCTCGAGCAGCTCGTCGAGTCGCGCCGCGAGGAAGTACTCGGCGCCGAGCGGCAGCCTCTTGCACAGCCGCCGGATCGGCGCCTTGCGGTACATCTGGTCGCCCCAGTCGCGATACGCCGGCGACTCCTTGTCGCCCTTCATCGCCGAGCGGCGGATGCGCTCGAGGTCGTCCATGTTCATCAGCTCGGCCTCGATCTCCCCGTTCTCGAGCTTCGCCACCGCGTACGTGCCGACCAGCTCGCCGCGATCGGAGCCGAACGGCGCCGGGCGGTGCACGATCTTCTGGTCGGAGCCGAGCTGCGGCTCGAACACGTCGTTGGCGTAGACCAGGTGCGCGCTCACCGTCTTGACCGCCTTCGAGCGCAGCGCCAGCTTGATGAGTCCGCGCCAGCCGGGCATGAAGGTAGCAATCACTCGTTTCGTCTTCCAGTCGCGAAACGGGACGATGTACGCCTCCTGCTTCGTGCCGCTCGGCTCGAGCCCGACCTGCGCGCAGGCGATGAGCGCCAGGTACATCGACTCGTGTGTTGCCTCCTGCAACATCCGGTTTTGCTGCCACTCGAGCAGCGCGAAGCGGACGAGCGCGCGCGGGTCGACGCCGCCGCGCACCCAGCGCGCCAGCGAGTCGACCTTCGCGGTGAGGAAGGTGTTCATCCGCTTGCGCGAGACCTCGAGCGCGGTGGCGGCTGGCTTGACCATCTGCTGCTGCTGTTCCATCGATCCCCTCTCGGTGAGGAGGTGTCGCGCGGCCGGCCCGGTCCCACATGATCGCGGACCCCGTTGGCCAATCAGCCGACCGCGCGCCACCGCCAACTTTCAGTGCGCGCGCTCGAGCGTCGTTGGCAGGCACGCCTTGCCCGGCGCGGCCGGGTGCATGCCGGTGAACCTCACGAAGACGTAGTGGTCGTTCACGAAGGTGACGACGCCGTCCTCGCGCTTGCCGTCGAAGTCGGCGTAGACCACCGCGTCGCCGACGCTGAAGTCGCGCGCTGTCTTCGCCTTCATCACGGCACATCCTCCGAACCCTCTTCCGGTTCGCCCTTGAGCCGCGGCAGGCGCAGCGGACGGAGCGGTTCGGTCGGACGGCGGTGCAGCTCAACGAAGGCGGCGAAGCGCTCGCGGTCCCAGCCCTGGCTATTGGCCATCTCGATCGCGGCAGCCTCCCAGTCGATCACGCGGCGCGCGCGCTGCGGCTTCCAGTGCACGCGCCCGTGAATCGTCTCGAGCCCCGACCAGTCACCGATCATCGCGCGCAGCCGATTCTTGACCTCGTCCTGCTCCTTCTTCAGCTCCCTGAGAAGGCGCGCGTTGCGAAGCGCGCTGGCAACGAGCGCGGACGTCCCCTCGTCGGCTGGCAGGTACTCGGCGCGCACGTCCGGCCAGCGTCGACACAGGTAGTCCCGGAACGCCGTCGTATGATCCGGCGGCGGCGGCTCGCACGGCAGCACGTGTTCGTGCCAGAAGCAGTCGACCTGAGCAACGAGGTCACGCTCGAGCTCTGCGTCGCGGTGCAGGCGGTAGACCCGGAAGTCACGCCCGCCGATCAGCGCCGCCAGATCCCAGCTGTCGATCTGGCAGACGTGCATGCCCCAGTGGCACTGGATGGCGTACTGGATCGGCACCTCGTCGCTGCCGTCGGGGCCCCAGTCGCTCGCGGCGTACTGCGAGGCGGTCTTGATCTCGAGCCCGCGCATGTAGCGCGGCCCGCCGCTGCGCATGGCGTCGTCGAGCACCAGCCCGTCGGGCGAGGCGCGACGCCAGGGCGCGTCGGCGCGGAACAGCGACACCGGTGGGACGTGCACCTGCACCGAGAAGCGATCAGCGTAGTGCTGACGGATGGGCTGCTCGAGCATCCGGCCCCACGCCATCGCCGGGTTGTCATCGTCGCGCGGGCGCGGCACGATGCCCTGCAGCTGCTCCCACAGCTCGATGGGGCTCTTCCACGGGTTCACGCCGGCGGCCGCCGCAGCGTCCGAGGCGCCGATCCCTTCGAACGTGATCGCCTGTGAGGGACCGGAGGCCGCCTCATTCGCGCTAGACATGAAGCGACCCTATTTGAGTCTAGCCGAACACGTCAAGGTGAATCTGTCTGTTTCACGTGGAACACGGACAGCTCGCCGATGCGCCGGCGGATCGTGTTGGGCGGGACCATGAAGATCTCGCCGAGGCGATCGAGCCGGTCGAGCCAGTCCTGGTGCTGCGTCTCGCGATCGCCGGTGGCGGCGCCGCCGAGCGCGGCCATCTCGCGCGCCAGGTCGTCGAGCGGCACCAGGGCGGCGGCGGCGAAGCGATCGCAGCGGCGCTCGCGGTCGCGCGCGGCGCGCAGCTCGCGCGGCACGAGCAGCCCTGGGCGGAGCGGAGCCTGAGTCGCGAAGTCGCCGAGCGCGAGATGGCCGGCCGCATGCGCGATCGCGAAGCGGCGATCGATGGCGCCCAACTCGCGTCGGTACAGGATCATCGGCCCCTCAGCGGTCATCGAGACGATCTCGTCGACGCGCTCGGGCAACTCGGCACCAATGACCACCGCGGTCACGCTGAGCGCCTTCACCAGTAAGCGAGGGCAGTACGGAGGGCGGCGCTGGCCCGAGCGGCGCACCGCGGCGCGCGCGCAGTACTCGACCAGCTCGTCGAGTCCCCCATCCGTGCAGTCCACCCGCGCTTGCGCGATCGCCGGCCCCTTCATGTCGCCTCCCTCTGTCGGTAAAACGCCGACCACCGACGACACTATCAGCGAGGGCCCTTACAGGACTAGCACCATCACACCTTTGTCGTGACCGACTCGTAACGCGTTGACAGCATGCTGTGCCGGTCTGGGCTTACTCCCGAGACCTGTCTGGGTGGTGCTTGCCCTTACCGTCGGCGGGCAGGCGCGGGCGCCGCGTCCGCCGGCGCTGGGCGACGAGCCCGTTGGCGCGATCGACCGCCCGCACGACGTCGCCCCAGATGTCGTCGTCGACCTCGATGCCGCCGCGAATGCGCGCGAAGATAGCCGGGCGATCCTCAAGCTTTGCCGGCGGCGGATCGCTGGCGAAGAAGTCCTCGAGCGCGTGACCATACACGTCGGCCATCGCCTTGAGGACGACCACGTCGAAGTGCACCTTGCCGCTCTCGTAGCGGCGCAGGTTGTCCACCGGGATGCCCGAGTCCAGCGCGGCGTCCGCCTGCGACAGACCGGCCTCCTCCCTGAACCGGACCATGTTCCGACGGATTAGTTCCACAGTTGGATCTGGCCGCTTTGCCATGGACGGGAATGTAGGTCATTTCGACCCAGTCCACAATGGCCGTTCACAGACAGCCGGAGCAGCATACGCCGAAAGAGTTGCAAGGTTGCGTCTAGGCGTGATTACTGTCCCCTCATGCAACGCATGCTCAACAAGGGCGCGATCGCCCTTCGCCGCTGGCGCCGCGAGCGCAACTTCACCCAGTCGCAGTGCTCGCGCGCCCTGAACCTGTCGGCCGACTCGCTGGTCAGCCGGCTCGAGCGGGGCTCGCGCCCCGGCATCGCGATCGCGCTGCACGTGAGCCGGCAGCTCGGGATCGAGCCGGAGCTCTGGATGCAGGAGGCGTCGGCCGAGGAGATCGCCGCGCACGGACCTTCGAACGTCCGCGCCCACGCGTGCGCCGACGGCGAGGACGAGCAGCCCCTCGTCGACGCCGACATCGACGACGAGGAAGACGAAGTCCAAGCCGCGCTCGCCTGACGTCACCGGGAAGGAGCGACCCGGTGACCACCGACGACAACGCGCGCACAGCGCGCACGACGAGGCGTGCCTGATGGCGGGACGCATTCGCACCCTCAAGCCCGAGTGGCTGGAGAACGAGCGCCTGGCGGGATGCTCATCCGACGCGCGGGTGCTGTCGATCGGACTGATCCTGCTCGCCGACGATCACGGAAACGGGCGCGGTAGTCTGGGCTACCTGGCGGGCCAGATCTGGCAGACCGACCCAGACCTCGCGAGAGTCTCGCGAGCCTCTCGCGAGCTTCTCGCGATCGGGTTCGTGAAGTTCTACCGGGCGAACGACCAGACCTTCTTCTCGATTCCCGGATGGCAGCGTCACCAGGTTGTAGATCGGCCGTCGAAACCTCGCGTGCCGGTGCCCGAAGAGGGCCAAGCCTGCGACGTTCCTGAACCCACTCGCGAGGGTCTCGCGAATGCTCGCGAGGGTCTCGCGAGACCCTCGAGACTGACCCCGATCTCCGATCTCCGATCTCCGACCCCGATCTCCGACCTGGAGGGGGACCCGGGGGAACCGTCTGCGTCTTCCGTCCCCACCGTTGCATCTTCGGACGACCCCGCCGTATCGCCTTTCAGGCTCACTCCGCCTGCGGCGGAGGCCGCCCTGGTTCCTCGGGTCAACGGGCACGCGAAGAAGTCTGGCTCGCCGAGTCCAGCCGAGCGCGCAGTCGCGCAGCGCGTCCTGAGCAAGCTCAACGAGCGCACCGGACGGAGCTTCACGAGCGATGCGCACGTGATCCGCGTCGTGAGGCTTCTGCGCAAGGGCTTCACCGAAGACGACCTGCGCACGGTCGTCTGGGACCGCTGCAATCGCTGGCTGCAGGACGACCGCATGACCGAGTACCTGCGTCCGGCGACGCTCTTCGGGCCCGAGAAGTTCCCCGACTACCTCGCCGAGGGTAACGCCGCCTGGCACGAGCACGAGCAGCGCCGCGCCGGCGTCCCGAAGTCAAACCAGCGCATCGAGCGCCACGAGCCGGTGAGCCCGCTTGTCGCGTCGATGCTTCGCACGGAGCCGCCGAAGTGAGCCGCAACGACGACCACGACGAAGCCGAATGCGAGATGGAGCGAGCCCGTGCGAGCGATCGCGATCGCGGCGGGTACGTCCGTCCGACCTTCGGGGCACCGGCGGGTAGCTTCTCGGTCTGCGCCGAGTGCGGCACCCGCCCAGAGCGTCTGCGTCTCGACCCGCTCAACGGCGGCCGGATGGTCTGCGTCGGGCGCTTCGACGAGACCGGCGTGGACGTGAGCTGCTACGAGCGTCTCGATCACGAGCTGGCACGCCGCAATCGCCGGTGGGTGGACGAGTACGCCGCGACGGTGCAGGCGATCAAGCAGCGCGGCTATCTCACCGCCGCGGACGTCACGTTCCTGCGCAAGGCGTGGGGCAACGACGAGGCGATCATCGCGTTCGAGGAACGCTTCGCGAAGAGCAGCAAGCGCGGCAAGGGCGTGCCGCCACCGGGCGAGCGGTGATTCTCTCGGGCCCCTATCGCGCGCGCCGTGAGTCTCGCTGGTGGCGCTGGCTCTGCTGGGTGCTCGGGCGATGACCTGCAGGCGCGTCGACCTCGGCGGCGGGGATTTTGTGATCACGTGCACCCGTGGGGAGCGACGCGCGCCCTGCAGCGTGCCTGGCTGCGGACGTCCCCACGTGAAGCTCTGCGACTTCGAGTTGCACGGCGGTCGTACCTGCGACGCGAAGCTCTGCGCGCGTCACGCGACCACCGTCGGACCGGAGCGCGATTTCTGCCCGCCGCACGCGAAGATAGGCCAGCGCCAGGGGCGACTGCTGTGATCGCCTTCGAGGTCTACGGCGACCCGGCGCCCAAGGGCAGCATGAAGCTCGTCCGCGGCCGGCTCATCCCGAGCAACCCGCATGAGCTTTCGCGCTGGGCGAAGAACGTCGCCGGCGCGGCGCACGCGGCGATGTACGGCGGGCGGCACGCGGTCTACGTCGAGCGCGAGCTGGTCGTGCGGGTCGAGTTTCGCCTGCTGCGCCCGCGAGGGCATCTCAACGCTCGCGGCAGCGTGAAGGCCGGCGCGCCGCTCCGCCCGTGCGTCAAGCCCGACCTGGACAAGCTTCTGCGCGGCGTGCTCGACCCGCTGACCGGGCTGGTCTTCGACGACGACTCGCGCATCGTCGAGACCATCGCGCGCAAGGTCTACGCCGAGCATCCGGGCGCCGCGCTGCGCGTGTACGCACTCGACGAAGTCGCCGCGCTGCTCGGCACCACCGTCGCGCAGCCCTCTCTCTTCGAACCCACCACCACCGACGAACGGAGCACCCCATGAGCGAGCAGACCACGACCGTCACCGACGGCAAGAAGTCCGGCAAGAGACAGCTCGAAATCCCCGGCGCCGAGGCCCCCGTCATCCCCGAGCTGGCCGAGCTGGCCGGCCCCTACTGCGACGCGCTGTACCGTCGCCGCGACCTGCAGGTCGTCGAGGAGAACCTCAAGGCGCAGCTCATCGAGCGCATGAAGTCTCTCGGGCACGAGGTCTACGCGCACCGCGACGGCTCGCTGGTCTTCACGCTCAAGCTCGAGGAGGGCTCCGTGAAGCTCAAGTGCAAGCGCGAGGACGAGGACGAGGTCGAGTAGCCGATGGGCCCCGTGATGCAGATTGCCTGGGTCGCGCACCCTGTCGGCCCCGACGGTCCGGCGCGCGTCGCGAATCTCGAGCGCGCTGAGCGCTGGCTTCGCTGGCTGGTGCAGACGCACGAGGGCATCGCGTTCTCGCTGCCGTGGATGGCGTACTGCCGGACGCTCAGCGAAGAGCACCGCCAGCGCGGCATGCGCGACAACCTCGCCGGCCTGGCGCGCTGCGACGCCATCGTGCTGGTCGGCGGCACGCTGAGCGAGGGCATGCGCGTGGAGCTCGACTGCGCCCGAGCGCGCGGCCTGGTCGCGGTGGACTACCTGCACCTCGGGCCCGAGCCGCCGACCGGCACAGCGCCGCTCGCGCAGGGGACCCGACCGTGAGCCGCTGCAAGGCGTGCAACGCGGAGTTGCTCTGGGGCGAGACCGCCAGCGGCAAGCGCATGCCCTTCAACGCGGTGCCACACCCGGACGGGGAGTGGGTGCTGCTCGGTACCCGGTGCCGGCTGGCGGATCCGGCCCCCGCTACTGGCTACCCGGGTGCGGGTAGCGCTACCGAGCCCAGGTATACCCCGCACTGGGCCACCTGCCCGAGTGCGCCCCTGTTCCGGAGGCGCCCTCCGGGGGCCGGATCCGGGTAGCGGATGTCAAGCCGAAAGCGGCGATCGAGCCAGAACGCTCTGAGCTGCGCTGAGAGCGGCCGGACGGGTGAGGGGGCTGCGCCACAGCGGGTCACCCCCAAAAGTCGCCCACAGCGCGGCTCAGGCGCTCCTGGCGGGTGTCTAGACGCAGACCGCGAGCCGCATCGAGTCGGGACATCGATTTTTTTGCCCGAGGGAGCACAGGG